TGGATTCGAGGGAACTCATGATGTCGAAGCAGCTCGGGTCAGACTATAAGACACGTGTTCCACACGTCGAGGTTCGAGACAAGATTAAGAAGCGTTCGCCAGGGTCAGAGCCTCAACAAGGCGACCGCGTGGCATTTTTGATTACAAAGGTGCCTGGTTTACTGTGTGACAAGGCGGAGGACCCGTCGTGGGTCACGGATAACAAGATTCCTCTCGACTACGTGTACTACTTCGAACATCAGTTGGTCAAGCCCGTATGTGACTTGCTCGAACCGCTAGTGGGTGCAACCCCGTTCAAGACAATCTTCAAGTCGGTGGACTTTTTGACGGTACCACCAATCTCCAACTATTTCACACCTAAACCGAAGGCACCCTGAGCTTGTATGGAACAACAGATTGCTCAGCTTATCGAAAATGAGGTGGAGCGCCGCGTCATTGAACGCATGTCAACAGCTCTTGAAAAGATCAGTCGTACATTTGACATTTCTTTGCAACAGCTTCTCCGAACGGCGAGTGAAAACACGACGAGTGTCTGGAATGGCAATGTCTGCCACGGACTGAGCAAGTCGTCGAAGCAAAAGTGTAAGCGAGGTGTCAAGGATGGGTCTGGGTATTGTCACTGTCACAAGGATCAAAAGCCGATACAACGCGTCGTTGTGCCGTCGAGGTCTCAACTCTCACTGACGGCACCCATGCCGGTACATACACACACACTGCCTCCTATATTTCTCGCGGGATGTCCAGCGTGTGAGCGTGGAAAAAACTCTCGAATAGATATATAATGGACCCCAGAGTTGCAGTTATACCAGGGCTTGTACTTCAGGGCATTGTTCTCTCGTGGATCAATAAAATTGAAAGTAAATGCCAATGCAGTGCAGACTGGCGTCGCGAGTACATCAAGTACTATTCTATTGTACTGATTGCATATGGGTTGGCAGGGGCAGCAAAACTTCAGCCAAAGAATGTCCCTGTTTTGGTCATACTCGGATTGGCGGGTCTGGTGAATTTGGGTTCAATCCTTTCCTATATTCCAGACCTCAAGAAGAAGCAGTGTGACTGTGCCACCGAGGATGAATGGCGTGACAATTTCATATTCTGGTGGAGTCTTGTAGGACTGATTCTAACAGTACTGGCGAGCGGGGCTGCAGCTTTTATGTTGACTCGTAAGTAAGAATGGCTGGTGGAGTCTTTCCAGGGAAGCCTTTTGAGTTTAACGTCAAGTGTATCGTTTTTTCGCTGATTCTATCGCTGGGATATTGGTATTCACCCCATAAAAACATTTGGATTCTCGCGTTCCTGCTTTGGTTCCCGTATCTAGCTATGGCGTGGTATGACTGGAGCTACAACTGCGAAAGCAAGCTGCAACCGACCGCTGTTCCGTTCGGACGGTACATTTGGCTGCCGTTCAAGCCACCAGGGTACAAGCAGGCGTTTGACGAGCTGCCACCGGAGAAGATTGCCATCATGGACCGGGTGGACCACCTCGCGGGGTGGACAATGGTTGCGGCGTTGGCGACGTGGTACCTGCTCAAGAAAAAGCGAACCTAAAAGTATGGCTCGTAGGTAGGTTAGACATGAACGAACAACAGCGGTTGGTGGTTAAATTCCAACCATATCTACACGTGGATCGTGCGAATTATGTTCTTCATCCATCAGATTACACACCAGAATTAATTAATCATTACTGTAAATATGCAGATGATATTCGGAACTTAGATCAAGGTTATATAATCGATGGTATATATGGTGAAGATGGCACGATATATATCGAGATGAGTTACCCTGGTGAAGTCCGATCATCCGACGTTATTCATGAAGTAATTAAACTTATGTTGGATACAGATGATGATGGTGTTGGAATCACATATCGTGAGGAAAATCATAGTATTCGTGTTACTAACTATGAAATTGTAGATGGTGTTCCAGATAATCTTCAACGATACGTAGTTGAGACTTAAAAATAAACGAGTCTAAGTCGTTATGGCGACGCGGAGTGATCTCCTCTTGGAGGCGCTTCGGCGATTTTTTGAAGTCCCGGAAAACGCCCACCAACTCAAAGATATTCTAGAACATCGACGCGGAGTGTCTCTCAGGAACCTCGAGTGGTTCGTGACAAACTATTCTCGTCAGACGAATGTGACGTATAAGACGTCCACGGGGCGTCAGTTTACGGTCCACGTGGCGTACAAGTCGTCACTTGATGGCTATTCGAAAAAGTTTTTCGACCCGTTTTGTCGCACAGAGCGGATTGAGTTTCAGGGATTTACGACGACGGTTGCTCAGCTGAATTTCATTCGCTGGTGCATCATCAATGGCATAGTCGATTACATCACTGAGAAAGGAGTCTTGCATATCCGCCGGAAATTTGAAGAGGGACGTAGCCATAGTAATATAGATACAGCGTATAAGACTTTTCAATCTGAGGTGAAAGAATTGGGTCAAAAATTAGATCCAAATGCGTCGTCTGTGAATTGAGCTTACTGAAATCGACGTATCCCTCTTGGTTGTACTCTTTGGGATTGTCCCCGAAGCAGTACATGTAAATGTTCTTTGTAGGCACTGAAAGCCCGTGGTCAAGTGCCTGTTTGTAACTGTAGTACAGTGCACCTGGAAAGTTTGAAAGCACATTTTGGTTGTTTAGGTACAACGTCCCCGACTGAATAATGTCCAAAAATTTGATTGTGACGCCGTTAAAGAACGTTACAGGTACAGCAGCTGTGATATAATCCGTGCTGTACCCGTATTGATACCTCGACTCGTAGTAGGCTGCGTTTGCTTCATCCTCGTAATTCTGATTGCGTACGAACCAGGTAATCATAGACACTGGAAAATTTGCAGTCAGGTTCATAATCGCCTTGCCCTTTGAGTATGGCTGACCCGCTTCTGCCCATACGCGATTCACTTTCAAGTTCAATTCACGACTCTGGTAGTACATCCGTTCGCGTGGGCTCAATGTGATTTCCTCGAGGAGAACTTTAGGGTTGATGATGTCGATTGGTTTTCCATTTGCATCGGCCGGGGCATTTGTGATCCACGTCGAGTCATGGAATGTGAATCGAATCGTGACGGTTTGTTTCAGAATGGCACACAATGGGAAGAATGGCTTTTCGAGCTTTTCACGCCCTATTTTACGATCGCTGTGTCGCCGACAAAAGAAAAAGTCCAACGGAATCATCATCTTGACAACGTCCGTCGCTGGAACGACGTTCGATTCGCTCTGACCGAGACTCGTCGCCTGGTACATTGCGAGCTTCTCATCTGCATCGAGGAACAGCTGATCGCGAAGAATGTACCAGTCATCCGTCAATGTTTCAATGGGTTGACCGTCGATCAGAAACTCCACCTTTTTGATAATTGCACGACCGACAAGGGGTGTGTAGTTGTACCCGACAGGTAGAGCGGGGAGAGACACAGACAGGTACATGTTGGACAAGAGATCACCCGCCTCGCGTGGGTGAATGTCAACCGAAAAGGTTCGCGTCGACTTGAGAAACTTTTCATTCCCGGATTTCAGTGGCAAAAGAAAACGCTGGGTGATTGCGAATGGTGTATGCTGAATGATTTTTGGCATCCAGAGCGATTCACCACCGTACATGTACTTTTCTTGTGGGCCGATGGCGGCGAGTGCTGTAAGTGCACCCGTTCCAGATCCACGACCAGCCATTTCGATGAGCGCCTCACGAGGCGCGGGAACATCGGTGTACACGTTCGAGTTGAGGTCACGTAGATGCGCCGTCTGACCCTTTATCGCACTCGCGTCAAAGAGTTTCGGATCATACAGCGAATAGTATTTGCTTTCAATTGTTGCACTTGGCCGATTGAATGTAAGAAGAACATTGGAACTCGGTAAAGGCATAACCTGTTCCTGGTCCGTGACGACATCGAGTCTGTAGAGATACGATTGTGCCTTTGTCGTCGTGTCCGCCAGAACATTTGCCGTTCCTGGTTCTGAAACAAATTTCGTCACTGTGATGTTCCCTGCAACGTCAACGAGGAGCATCGACGGGTCACTGAACCCCGTCACTTTCCAATCTGCACCCGGTCTTGGACCTGTAAATTGATCGACGACATAAACACTGAACGAATTGCCCGTGACGAGCGGACCACGGAACCCGTGCGCCGTAGAAACCATCTTCATCAACTTCTCAAATCCAAATGTCAACTGAAGCAACGAGCTCGGTGCAACTGGAATCGTCCCTGCACCCAAAATAGTCGCCGTCACAAGAGCCACGTACGGAAACGAAATTGCAGGTGGACCCGGGTTGATAATGACATCACCATATACATTGGATGTATACGTCTGAACGATGACTCGTTGCTGAATTCCCGCCAGACCCGTTATCGTCATTCCAGGAAGGATAGGGGCATTCTGTGTCAGGTACACAGACAGGACATTTGTAGTTAAAGATGGTCCGTAAAACCCAGAGACAGTGAGACTCGTCGAGGCGGGTGGAGTCACCGTTACGGGTGGAGTCACCGTTACGGGTGGAGTCACCGTTACGGGTGGAGTCACCGTTACGGTTGGCGGCAGACTCGGAGGTGGAGGTGCGACACTTGATGACCGGTTCAATATATCACGGTACAATGCGAGAACCTGGTTTCGCGTGGGGTTGCCTGGAAGTCTGTATCGAATGTACTCTGGTGGAATTTGTAAAATCTGAGAAGTCAATCTACTTTGTTCAGTCGGTGATGCATCTGGTGATATGAGTTCACGAAGTAACTCGTCCGTGTTCATCTACAAAGACTCAAGATCTTGTTTCCACAGGTTCGACACGGTCATCGCCTCGAGTGTCGTGAGCTCGCTCTGGAGGTTTTTCACGATTGTCAACGCCTTGTTGATTTCCTCTGCGGTGTACTGATACGTCCTGACCGAGACAAGTAGCTCGTGTGGAAACCCGAGACGCGTCATGTCCGCCTCAATGTCTGCTCGGGTTCGCCGAAAAATCTCGAGACGTCCGTGCGCCACCTCGGTGATGAAACGCGCCCTGAGTGTATTCTCAGTCACTTGGCGTTTCAGTTCCTTGACCAGGTACGTCTTGCGTGTCTTGTACAGTGCGAGACGCATCTCAAGATAGTCGACCAAAATCTCCTCTGGGCTCGCATACTTTTTCACAGCACCATTCTGCCCGATGAGGTACATGTTGCTCGTGTGAATCGTCTTCACAAGACCGAGCTTCTTATGGTCGTCGACGTCCGTCCAGACGAAAAAGTCCGCCTTGTTCTCCGTCGAGTGATTCTCGTACTTGACCTCGAGTCCATCCAGAAACTCCTTGTAATCCTGGATCCATCTGCCTGGAGGGAGCTCAGTCACATGAATACGGGACCCCTGGCGCTCAAACGTCCCCGTCAAAGTCCACGTGTGTTCGCCCGTCTTTTCAGTCGTTCCTGTAAACCCCTTGAAATGCGGTTTCATGGACTCCATCGCCTCCCCACGAAGCGCGTGCTGGATGTTCTTCGTCACCACCTTGGGGTCGTACGGGGGAACGTATGATGAAAATCCAGTTCCGATACCCTCAGCGCCATTCACGAGTACCATCGGGACGATGGGCAGGTAGTACGTCGGCTCGACATTCTGACCATCCTCTGACACGTACTTGAGCACCGGGTCGTCTCGCTGGTCAAAAATCCGGCGCGTCTTTTCAGCCAATCGTGTGAAGATGTAACGAGGACTGGCTGCATCCTTTCCGCCCATCAGACGTGTTCCAAACTGACCGCTCGGCTCGAGCAGGTTGACGTTGTTCGACCCGACAAACGTCTGCGCCAACCCGATGATCGTCCCTTGGAGGGACGCCTCGCCGTGGTGGTATGCCGTGTGTTCGGCGACGTACCCGCTCAGCTGTGCCACCTTGGCATCCTTGACCAGGTTACGTTTCATACACGCGTAAATCACCTTACGCTGACTCGGTTTGAGTCCGTCTGCGACATGTGGAATCGAACGCTTGATGTCCTCGACTGAAAAGTTGGCCAAGTCCTTATGGACAAAATCAGTCACCGTCAGCTGCTTCACATTTCCGTACTCGACACCCGGTGGCGTAGTCGCCATGTGTTCCACAAGCCATCCCTTCCGCGCATCCGCCATGGCTTTCGAAAAGGCGAGCGTCATCGACTCACCTGTTCGGGCATCCGGTGTAAACTTGACCGTCAGACGGTCAATCATCTTGAAGTACTCCTTCGCCTCTGCTGATGTGGATGTTCCCAGACCCTTGTAGTACTTGACGTCGCCCGACCGACTGGACCGTGCACGGAACGCCTCCTCCGTGAAGAACCACTCCTTGCCCGCCTTGATCACTGGCGTCACCATCGCAACCAGAAATCCGA